CACCAAGAGTACCAGTTATTAAGTAATCAGTTTGGATTAGAATATCAAGCTGGAAAAACCTTCTTTGACCAAGAATACAGATTAGGAAAAGTGTATGTTGATCAGAATGTGAAGAATTATTGGAGTCAATATATGTTATGCAACCTGGTGTCAACTGGAATTCAAGGAATTGGATTGCTAGTTGGTATTTATGGTATTTTTAGGAAACGTTCAAGCCCGTTTGACGCAATGCATCCACAAGGTGCGCGGCAAACAGCAAATAAAGCTGGGATGTTTTTAACAGGGTTATTATCCCTGTGTATGTTCTTACTAGCTCCTATTATGGGAACCAAGAAGATATTAGAACTTGTCAAACCTTTGATAGAAATGTTAAGACAGGTACCTTATGTTTCTTGGGTAGTGGAATTTTTGAGTAAAGCCTGGAAGGGTGAAGCAGACTTTGATGATATACCAGAGGATTTGCATGAATTCCATGAAGAACAAAAAGCGTCGTCTGAGTTTGCAAAAGCTCAGGAAGATTTAGATCAAGTACGAGAAAGATTGGAGAAGCGAATGAAGAGTGAAAACTTGGATACAGGAAAGCGGACTCCGGATGATTTAAATAAGGAAAAAGAACGACGAACCATAGTAATAGAGCTAATCCTAATGGACGATGAGAGTTATACTCTTCGTCATATAAAGAAGAAATGGCAATCAAAATTAAAAGAAGTAAATGTTTTAGATGCTGTTTTGTTAGGATGGGAACCTTCTGATGGAAGCCTAACTTTTGAAGGAGTAATTTTTAAGACAAAAGAAGAATTTGAGAGTTTTTGGGTTGATGAAGAATATGAGAGTGATTCAGTTCTTTTAGAGAAGGCTCGTAAGAGAGAAGATCTTTTTAATGCCAGAAATAATATATTTTTTGATAAGAATGATATGGCAGGATCAAAGTCCTCAAATGGAATGATGTTCACGAAATCTGAAAAGGTTGAAAACGTTAGTGAACATGATGATAATTTTGAGGCCTTCTTTGATAGTGAAGAAGAGTCTGGTGAAGTATTAGAAGCTCAAGGAAAAACAAAAGCAGAAATAATGGCCTTAAATGGAATGTTTAAAGCTTTTGGAGCAAATGAAAGATTTTGTGCCGAATACAAAAATAAGGAATATTGTGAAGCCCGAGATGGAGAAGAAGCATATTTCGGAGAAAAACCAGAATGTAAAGCTGAGTACACACAATCTGAAAAAGAAGTTAATGAGTGGGTAGAACAGATAAGAGAAGAAACTGGAGAAATACCTAATGTAAATAAACTTCAAAGTTGGTCTGACTGGTGTGGAGATATATTATCATGGGATAATGTATGTGAGCAAGCAGAAAAATGTAAAAATTACTGCGTAGCACATCCAGAACAAGTAGCAGCAGTTGTGGGATTTGTGGTAGGACTAGCAGTGGTCTATGCAAATCAAAGTGATGATGAAGAATTGACTGCAGAAGGTCAAGGAGTAAATCGTCATGGAGGAAAAGGACGAAAAGGGGGTAGACATATTCGCGTGCGTGGAAAGAAAAATTTCCAATCATCAGGAGGAGATGAATTGATGGAGGGTCCAGAACAAATTTCTGAACCAGAGGAATCACATCATGGGAATTATAATCATGATGATGAGCCTGATGTTTATGTATTTTCTCATAAAATGAGAGATCGACGAGAATTAGATGGTCAAGGGTTTTCAGATGAGAATTTGGAATTACCTCCTCTAATGTCAGATGCTGATATTCGACGTAAAATATATGCCTCGAAAAAGAAGGTTGTGCGAGCAAAGAAAGCAGATGTAGACTCGTTTATTAAACAAGCACAAGAAAAATTTCAAAGTGCTCTTGTGAAATGCAAGAAGCAAAGCTGGAATGCCCAAGAGAAGGCAGCGGGGGTTTATAAAATTTATAATGAAGAAGAAAAATACCTCTGTACAGGTACATTAGTAGGAAATAAGATGTACGTAGTTATGCACTGTTTGTCAGAAAACATAGCTAACAAGTATACAGCGAGAAATCATGTTCATTCATTACAATTATTGGCAAGTGAGATGTTGGTAATGAATGATGAT